AGGTTTGTAGGAAGACCGAAGTCGTCTCCTAGTTGTTTGGCGTGTTGAACAACAATTTCATCATTGTTTGGAGCTTCTGGAACATCAATGTCACCCATAGAGTCTTTACCGTACATGGATTCCATTAAGTTTTTTACAAATTTATCAGTGTTTAGTGGTTCTTTCATTATTAATACCTATTTTATATATGTTATTTATTTAAATTAATGAGACTAAATTAGTAGATAATATGAGATGTACACAGTCGAATCTCTAGGTCTAGAACATGAGACTCCAATCTTAGGTATATTTGGAACAGAAACGTTTACAAATATCGCGAAAGGAGAGCTCAAGTCAGATAGAAGAGCATGTCTTCGTAAAATTATAGGAATCTTCAAAGGGGTAAGACCTAGGCTGGTTTATATAATTCCTAAAGGTAGGACTTGTTTATACGCTACTCATTTATTAAAAGTTTTAAATATCCCATTTTGTTTAGTGATACCTTGTCAAGGGTATTTTGATAACCTCAAACTATCGTATACTAGAAAGTTTGAAGAAGCGGTTAGAAGTGCTCAATCTATAATCATGTTAAGCGATGAAGCGCTTAATTTAAAAAACTTTAATGATATAGAAGACGATGCTGAAGAATTCATATTACAAAGAGCTGAGCTTATACTTTCAATATATGGTAAAAATCCATCAGAGAGATATAAAAAGTTAAACAACAGATTAAACGATATGGAAGCTGACGTAATATTTCTTAACTATTCTTTATAAACACAGGAAGTTTATCTCCTAGCCTGTCTATTAAAGCTTGTCGATTTACGTGCCACGAGGCTTTATTACTAGTATCTCCCATTGATTTGTGAAAAATTTGAATAGGTACTACTTTATTCTTAAATCCTTTAAAATGTGCCTGTAATGTGTACGATATATCATAAAAATCCCAATTCCCTGAAAAGTAACTAGGTTTTTTAGTATTTATATTAAATAAGGTCCTGCCTTTACAAACTAGAAACACTCCATCCATCACTACAACTTCTCCTGTAGGACCATAATACGTTTCTTGCATATTTGTGTGGCTAGTACCGTGATACACCATACCAGCTAGATGACCTGTAGCATAATCTCCTAAACCTTCCCACCATACACAAGACTCTCTTAATATTCGAGTACCTGCTATTCCTAAAAATCCTACATTGTTTTCTTTTAAATTTTCCTCAATTATTTCATTAAATACACTTTTATTAGTTAAAACTGAAATGTCATCATGACACAGTATTACAGTATCATTTGATTTAATGTTATGTTTAGTAATAGCACTATCATAAGCCTCAAAGATGCTTCCACATCCAGCCATGACAGCTACTTTCCACCCAGCATCTTTAAAGTACTCTGAGAGGTGTAATGGTATGTTTTCGGTTTTAGATGGTATAATTGCTATTTTTTGCATAGGTATATAAATTATGGTAAGTAAACAGGATATATTAGACGAAGTTTCAAAATGTAGTGAAGACCCAACTTACTTTATTCGTAATTACGTCAATATTGAACACCCTATTAAAGGAATAATTCCTTTCGATTTATATAAATTTCAAGAGAAAATTTTAAATGAGATAGAAAATAATAGATTTAATATTGTTAGGAAGTTTAGACAGGCAGGAATTACCACTATATGTGCAGCTTATTCATTATGGTCTATTATATTTAAAGAAAATCACAATGTTATGGTGGTTTCAATTGGAGATAGAGAATCTACAGCCTTTCTCAGACGCGTTGTAATGATGTATGACGACCTTCCGAAGTGGCTTAGACCAGGAATCGTAGAAAAGAATAAACACTCTCTATACCTCACTACAGGCTCTCGTGTGAAGTCTCAACCTGCAGGTGCAGGTCGTGGTGAGTCTGTATCTCATCTTATTGTAGACGAAGCAGCTTTTATTGATAAAATGAGAGAGTTTTGGGCTGCAATATACCCTACAATTTCTACAGGTGGTAAAGCTTCTCTAATATCCACGGTAAACGGAATGTCTAACCTATATTATGAGTTATATCGAGATGCTGAGCAGAAAAATAATTCTTTTAATATTATTGATTTGCATTGGAGGGAACATCCAGATTACACCGAACAGTGGGCTAAAGAAAACAAACCTATCATCGGTCAACGTATGTGGGAACAAGAATATGAATGTTCATTCCTAGGGACGGGAGATACCTTTATAGACAGGCATACTTTAGCAGTAATGAATAAAACTGTCGATGAGAATTATATTTCCAAGTATTCTGATAATATGAGAATATTTAAAGACCCTGACCCTTATGGAGAGTATTTGCTGACCGTTGATGCTTCTTACGGTAGGGATAAGGATTATTCAGCATTTCATATAATAAACCTTTACAACGGAGAGCAGGTTGCTGAATTTTACTCTAATAAAACTCCTTTAGCTGATTTTGCAAAGATAATACAAACGGAAGGGGTTTATTACAACTTGGCTCATGTAGTGATAGAAAGAAATGGCTTAGGTATACCTTTACTTCAAGAGTTGTTTGAAAATTTAGAATATGAAAACATATGGATGGATGACAGGCAAGAGTTTGGATTTCAAATGACATCTAAAACTAGAGAAGAAGTTTTAAATTCTCTAGAAGAGGCTTTAAGAACATCCGCTTTTAAAATAAACTCAGAAAGAACCGTATCTGAGCTCAATACTTTTATTATTACCGAAAACGGAAAAATAGAGGCTGATAAAACATATCACGATGACTTAGTAATGAGTTTAGCTTTAGCAGCTAAAGTTTACAAAGATTTACAAATAAATTTACCTGCTGCAATGGGTAAATCCAAAGAAAATACAACAAAACCAGAAATAGACCCTTATCAATGGGTATCTACTAATGGTGACAAAGAGGACACATCATGGATTCTGAAAGAATAGACAATAACGAAAATTTAACGGAGGCTTTAACCGAATTCCCAGAACAAAGACAATCAAATGGATTGGTAAGGGATAGGAGAAGTCTTTCATCATTCTTCAGCAAGTTTTTTGCTGTTCGAGGTAGAAAACATGCCAAAGGAGGAAGGCTAGCAGGAGATACATTTAAAGCTACTGATTTGTTTTCAGATATACCTGGTATAGGTATAAGCAAAGGCATGATTCATATGCCACAAATCGAGTATGATAAAAAGAAAAGGTATAGCGATTACGAGAAAATGGATGAGTATCCTGAAATTGGCTCAGCCTTGGACATTTATTCAGATGATGGAACTCAGAAACATTTAAATGGAGGTATCCTACATGTGAAAACTGCTGAGAAGGGTGTAAGAGCGGAAGTAGAACACTTCATCGATATGTCTAACCTTAAAACTTATATTTGGGATATCGTTAGAAACGTAGCTAAGTATGGAGATTGCTATGTTGAAAATATTGTAGACCTTAACAACCCTGTAGCCGGTATTCAAAGAATTAAAATTTTGAATCCTAACTATATTACAAGAGTAGAGAATGAATACGGTTATCTACAAAAATACTTACAAGAAGTTCCTGATGTAAGGTCCGGGGGAGTCACTGACCAAGTTTATGGAAGTGCAGCTGCTGGCTCAGGAAAATTTTTAGATTTAAATAAAGAACAGATAACACATTTTAGAATTCACACTTCTGACCCTAATTTTTACCCTTATGGTAAATCAATTATCTTCCCTGCAATAACTGCGTGGAGGTCTTTGAAGTTGATGGAAGATGCTATGTTAATCTATCGATTGGCAAGAGCTCCAGAAAGAAGAGTATTTTACGTAGATACAGGTAACTTACCAACATCTAAAGTAGAAATGTACATGGAAAGGTTAAAGCAAAAATTTAAGAAAGAAAAATTCTTTGACCCTACGTCTGGTAAAATGAACGAAAGATATAATCCACTTTCAACTGATGAAGATTTCTTCGTACCTGTAAAAGGTAAAGGAAATGGAACTAGAATTGATACTTTACCAGGAGCCCAGAACCTTGGTGAGAATGATGACGTTAAGTA